ATTTGCCTACATCGTAAACAGTTTCTATTATAGCAAGTGGCTGCCAACATCCTTTGTTGATGCAACATTCAACAGAGTCAATATCAATCATTCCAATATTTTCGTGCTTACGATGCCACTCGGAATATTTTGTACCTCGATTAAAGTAATTCCATCTAGCCATAAAAAGCCTTGCTTTGAATGTTATTCATTAAATTTTAATTTCAACTGTTGCAATGGTATCGTTGTGTTGGCTGCCATGTGCAACTAAAACAATCTTTGTTATTTTAAATCCATATTTAATTCCAATACCATTACTATTCCAAGCAAACGAAATAACTTTACCTGTACTTTTAACAATTCTTGCAATTTCTTTTCTGCAATTAGACCAATAAGAGTTATTTATAGGATGATTTAAAGCTATACCATTGCTATGATACTTTTCTTTTAATTGCCTTTGCGAATATGGTGGATCAAATACTAAATGACTTACCGAATTGTTAGGTATTGTTTTTAAGTAATCAATAGCATCTTGTTTAAATGGATAAGGAAATGGATCAATATAATTTAATCCTAATTCTGTAGCTATTAAATTTTTAAATGGTTTAATGGTAAATGTTTTATGGTTTGGCATACACCAATGTCTTTCAAATTTAATTTCCATTCTCTACCTCCTTAATAGCTAATGCAATCTGCCTTGCAATTTGTGGTACAATAGAATTGCCTAGAGCTTTTATTCTATTTATTCTACCTTTGTCCAATTCATAGGATATCCCATTAGGAACTCCACAAAGTTTGGATTGAGTTTGCCACCATGTTTTCTGGCTTGAGCTTCCAAACATTTTGATGCTTGAGTGTCCCTTTTCAATCTGTATTTGTGTTCGCTGTTGGTTGGAGTTGGGTACATTTCCATCGCATCCCTTAATTTCACTCCCCATCTTTCCCCTTTCTTGTTCTCTCTGAAAAAATGACCATTCTTTATTTTCACATCTTTCGCTGTACCACCCTCTATGTCTGATGCTGTTGGAGTTGGGTACATCTTTACTGCTACTGTTAGTGGCGTTCCTCCTTGTTTGTATTTCTTTGTTCTCTCTGATGCTGAGTCTTGTGTTGGAGTTGGCAATAATCCACACTCGTTTTCGTTGATGCCACGCACCGATGCCTGAAGCTGGAATAACAAGACATTGGATTTTGAAACCCTCGTTTTCCAAATCAGTTTGCACCTGTCGGAGTACCAAGCCATTGTTGATGTTAATAATACCCTCAACATTTTCCCCAATAACCCATCTTGGTTTGACTTCCCTAATAACTCTAAGCATTTCATCCCAGAGGTAGCGATCATCTGCTGTTCCTTTTCGTTTTCCTGCAACGCTGAATGGTTGGCAAGGAAATCCTCCTGTAATAATATCTGCTGCGTATCTTTCTCCTTTGACATTTCTTATATCCTCCTCAATGTTAATGTTAGACCAATGTTTTCTCAAAACCTTTTGGCAAAATTTATCTTTCTCTACAAAGCCAATCGTCTCAAAAAAACCTGTACTCTCAAAACCTAAACTAAAACCACCAATACCAGAAAACAAATCTAATAATTTTAGTTTCATTCTTTAATCTTGTAATAAAAACTATCGTCATCTTCAGTCATCCAAGAATCTGTCTCAACGCTTGGGTAGTCCATATTAGTTTTATAATCTGGTATCTGATCTTTGACTGTAAAGTTAGGTAAGTTAAAAAGTATTTTGTTGTTTGGCATGAGTGCGTAATTGCCTTGCCACTCATCATCCTTATTCAATTCTAATATGTGATGGTGCTTATGTTCTTCGCTTATTTCTGCGTATGTTGTGTTTAATAAATTTATATCTGGATGTGCATAGTCAATAGAGAACATATACTTTGCTCTGTGTAATTTATTATTTCTGTCAATAAATTTGCACATAGAAGTTGCAAGAGCATTGTATTCAAACACACCAGCATAATAGGATAGGCAGTCCCAATACACAGTTTGTTTTAGTTCTAAATCTATTACATCTTTTCTTGTGTACTCGTTTGAAAAAAAAGCTGTGATTGGTAGCCTTGCATAGTTAGCACCATTCGGTAGCATAATATTAAACAATGGAGTTCTACCCTCTAGCGTTGTTATACTATGGATAAGACACACCTCCTCCTCGCCAATATGTTTTTGTTTGTTGTATAAATATTCTAATCGTACCTTAGCTTTCCAAATAGGAATGTTATGATTAAGAAATGACATTAATTACTTTGTTTGTTTTTTAGTTCGTTTAATTGTTCGTTAAGTTGATTAAGCTGCCAATGTAAAATGCTAATCTCATTTCGCAAAACATCTATTTCCTTTTCTTGTTGCTTAATAATTTTTTTAGCGTCATCTAAATTTTTATACTCCACACAATCCCTCACACTCATCATTAAACATGTTTAATTGATCTTTCTTTTTTTTAAATTTAACTTCGCTCAAAGGTTTACAACTTCTGTGTAAAAATAAATGATCATGTATCTTTCTAGATCCTGTTCTTATTTTTAAATCAAAATCTACAGCATCTTGAAATTCATTTGGTCTCTTATCTTTCATTTCTTGCCAGTAATTATCATCATGATAGGGACAACAAATACATGCAGATTTTTCTGGTAAAGGATAACCATTATCAGACATCCATTTAAGACAATTGGATCTGCTCATTTGTAAATCTATAAGAGGATAAATATTATTAATGTATTTATCTCTCGCTTGTTTCATTCTAATTATTTCATCTGTTGATATACCTAACCATTGTTCTACAAATTTATTTTTTGGAAAATGTTTTCCTCTTTGTATATTACAAAGTTCTCTAATCTTTTTTCTTATTGGTTGTATTTTATAATCATTAGTGCATTGACGCATTAACATTCCTTTCTTTCCTGTTTCTGAATTTTTTGTAAAGAATGGTGCTGTAGGAAATCTAGTTCCATTATCAATAGATCCAATCATATCATCTTTAATATTACCTTTCATAACTGTATAAACAGGGAATGGTAATTGAGTTTTAATCCACTCTAAATATTCATAAACTTTCTTTGGCTCATATCCTGTATCAGCAAAGATTGCACAATCCACTTTAGGCAGAACACCTTTTGCTGACATCAAAGCCATAGTAGATGATTGAACTCCAACGCCTAAAGAAATTACTGTTAATATTTTTTCCATTAATTATTAAGATTTTCTATATTGATGACACAAGCCTTAGGTATGCAAGTAACATCACCATAATCCATAGTGCCATTAGCATCAATAGAGTAGGTTGAGAATATTTTTATAAGACTCTTATCATTGTGATCAGTAAATAAATATCCAATGGTATGGCACTCAGCTAATTTTAAATCTTGTACTTCCTTGTGCGTACTCCAAGCACCCTCACAAGATTGAATATCATACCAAGAAACTAAAACCTTATTTAAAATTGTGCTTGTTGTAGTATTCATTATAGATCTCATTGGGAGTTATACCTATTTTATCTGTTATCTTTTTCATTAGTTTAGGATGCGGTATTCGTTGAGAATTTACATACCTATATACTGTCATAGATGGCAGATTAATGAGATCAGCTATCTGTTTGTAGGAAAGTTTATTCCTATCTTTGTACTCTTTTAGTGTCATATTTATCTTTGGTTGTGTTTATTTTTTTTGTTCTTGACCAGTATGCCAAATCGGTATATTTGTCAAATCAAACAATAAACAACTATGCAAAAGATACCAGTACACACACACGAGGATGAAATTATATCCTATTATACAAAACTAAATTTAGACCACACATCACCAAGCCAAGAGTCAATGTTAGATTCTGATTGGTTAATTAAATATTGTTTCTTTACACAAGAAGAAAGACGATTAATGAATATTAATTATCGTATGACTGCTGGAGTTACAGTAGGCAGAGCTTCGCAACGTTATATATCTAAATATATGTATGACGCTGATAAAAAAATCTTAAATGAAAAAAAAGATTTAGATCAAATTATAAAAGATGAAATACAAGAATACGAAAAGTATCAACCGCATAATGAATTAGATGCTGAGCAACACCAGGAAACAAAACAGTATCTTGCGGATATGATTAAGATGACTGTGGCTGCAATCAAGGATCTTAAATTAGATGATGAGAGTGCAAGTGAAAGATATTGCCATCAATATTTTAAAGGTTTGGTTTTACCAAAGATAGGTAGAATAGATTACGAAGATAGGAAATCAATCATAGAACTTAAAACAAAACATAGATCAAAAAGAAAAACCAACACCAAGCAAGGTTTCTCTTGGGTCAAAGGCTACATTCCTAAAGAGCCAGACGCAAACCACGTCAAGCAAGTTGCTTTCTACTCTCATTCTACTGGCAAAACACCACACTTGCTATATGTAAATCAAGATAGCTTCCAAGTATTTACACCTGATAACTGCGAAATGTTAAAACCAGATTATTTAAAATTTTGCGTAACAGAAGATTACAAGAAAGCAAAAGTCAGACAGAATATTGTACAACTTGCAAAGGGTAATGTGCAAGATATGGCAAGATTAATTCCACCACCAGACTTTAGTTCTTACACATGGAAAGATATACAAATGGAATACATAACTAAAGCTGCAACATTATGGGACAAGGTATGAACATAGATTATAATAATATGAAAGAGTATAAAAAAATACTTGAGCAGTTTAAACAAGACACATTAGAAAAACAAAACAGACAAAAAAAAATTAAACAATTTAAATTATTATTATACCCATTCATCATTGGTATGTGTGTTGGTATTTTTTTATGTATGGCATTATGAATTTTATTTTATCAATATATCTAATGAGTGGAGTGGTAATTGATTTTCATTATAAGGATGTAAAATATAATCCTTATTTATGTGATAAGGCATTTGAGAGGCTGACGTATGTTGGCGTTTCAAATCTCAAGAATAAAACTGGCATCTTTTATAAATCAAAAGAGGTTGCTTTGTATTCTTGTAGCTACGAACAAAACAATGAAAGGAAAACATGAAAGAAAAAATAAGATTGATAAATGATCTGTGTGCTGAACATGGAACGTATATCAATCAGCATGGTAAAAAGACTGTATCAGCTTGGAGTAAGATTAAATACTTTAGGGAGGTATTTGGTTCTGAGCTTGGGATTAATTGTGTTATGATTGAACACTCCCAAAACTATGTGATTATGAAATGTGTAATTACAAAGTCTGATCCAGAGCAAGTGCTTTCGTCTGGGTATTCGAAACAGTACAGGGATAAACCTGGCTATATTGAAATAGCAGAAACATTTGCAATCACAAGAGCAATGTCATTTCTTGGAATATTGTTAGAGGATATAACCTCAGCAGAGGAATATAGAGAATTAAATATTCCTATTCAAAAAGTAAATGGCAAAGAAACTTCCAATGGTAAATTACGATATGATCCATTTGAGGTTGATGATCTAATTAAGCGTGTAGGTTATGCACCTCACGTTGCTAAGTTAGATTTCTTATGGAAAGCTAACAAGCAATTAATTGATCAAGTAAATAAATCAAATGATCTTAGCACTTACAGACGTATAATAGATACGTTTGAAAATAAACGTGCTGAGATACAAAAACATAATGAGGTATAAATGAACGAGCAGTCAAAGGATAGGATATACTTAAATCTTGTCCCTAACTTAAATAAAAAGCAAGGCGATAATCTTCCAACTTTTGTTGCACCAAATAATCCAAAAGCACCAGAGGGAAAAAACTGGAAGATCAATGCAAACATTGGTGGCGTTTGGTATGACTATGCAGCGTTTGATGGCATAGACATAGATGGAAATGCAACTGGTGGATATACTGTTGTCTTAACTAAAAAAGATAATGCTAAGGCAGCAACTGCTACTCAAGGATCTTTTAAAACTGGTGGATTTCAAAAGAAATCATTTGCAGGTAATAGATCCTATGGTAATAGGCAGTATTAATAACAGCTAAATACTGTTATTCATTCTTTGCGGTGGGTTTTTGTTGGCTCTCCCCTTTGTTTAGCCAATCCTTTCTTAGTTGTTTTCCCACCGCAGAGAGTAA